CAGAACACTTATCATCTGTGTCAGACGACCTGCAGATATTGCCATTCCTCCCTCCTCATAACACCGTCGGACAACGCAAATCGTAAATCAGAACAGATACAGAAAAGGGGAGTTCCCCCTGAATCAGTTCTTCCCGCTCCGCAAGATCCGGATTCCGGTACAGCATCCCGGTCAGTCGCATGGCAGCCCCCTTCATCCGGGTTAATGCCTCGCCCGGGATCAGTTCACCGTCCTCACGAATCACCTTATCCCGGCTGCCCTGAATGTAGGCCAGCAGCACGGCGGTAGCCTGACGAACCTTGTCCATCAGCATGTCATCATCCGCGTCATGGTCGACACGCAGATGTGCCTTGATCTCTTCCAGTGTCAGTAATGCCGTCATTTTCCGCCTCCTGCATCCCGTCCACGTTTGGCAGCCAGGGTCCAGCCTGATGAATGAGCTTCTCCGGGTTTATCACCGGTCATACTGTTGCAGTGCCACAGCGAGCCCCCCCACGTCACCGTATCACCGGGGTGGTAGGTTTCACCGGCTCTGAACACACCGCGGTAGAGCATCACCGGCAGGGAAAATGTTTTTTCCGTACGCTGGCCACTGCTCTGCCGGACCACCACAGTGAACGACCGTTCGCCGGTCATGCTGACGTCAATATCGGCCACCCCGTCAACCAGGCATTCCCATCCCCGCATCCCGTGCGTTTTTTCATACGCCCGCCAGAGTCCGCCCTGGTGTGTGGCATACGTGCCCCGGGGAAAGGATTTTTGATCGTCAATGGCGGGGATTATTTCCAGTGCCGTGGCATCACGCCCGTCCTGCGGAGCCGGCAGGGCTCTCACCGCATCCAGAACAGCCTTCTGCAGAACATCGGGATCATAGTCACGACCATCACGCGGAACAGGAATATGGCTTACCGCCTCTTTCACCATCTGTTCAAGCATCGGACGCACATCATCGGGGGTAATACTTTTGCCGTCCGCCGGTACCGGAATATTCGCGACCGCATCATTCACCGCCTTCTGCAGTACTTCCGGATCGTAATCACGACCATCACGCGGAACAGGAATATGGCTTACCGCCTCTTTCACCATCTGCTCAAGCATCGGACGCACATCATCGGGGGTAATACTTTTGCCGTCCGCCGGTACCGGAATATTCGCAACCGCATCATTCACCGCCTGCTTCAGTACTTCCGGATCGTAATCACGACCATCACGCGGAACAGGAATATGGCTTACCGCCTCCTTCACCATCTGTTCAAGCATCGGACGCACATCATCGGGGGTAATACTTTTGCCGTCCGCCGGTACCGGAATATTCGCAACCGCATCATTCACCGCCTGCTGCAGTACATCCGGATCATAATCACGACCATCACGCGGAACAGGAATATGGCTTACCGCCTCCTTCACCATCTGTTCAAGCATCGGACGCACATCATCGGGGGTAATACTTTTGCCGTCCGCCGGTACCGGAATATTCGCAACCGCATCATTCACCGCCTGCTGCAGTACATCCGGATCATAATCACGACCATCACGCGGTACCGGAATGGCCCCCACAGCATCATCCACCATCGCCTGCAGAACCGGACGCACCTCATCCACCGTCACATGCTTCTGTAATACCGCCGACAGGGAAGTCAGTTTCTCTTCAAACGCTTGTGCCTGCGAGGCCATCTTCCCCTCAAATGTGCGCTGTAAATCCGCCAGCACCGTGGAGAATTCTTCTCCCAGTGCACGAATAATGGACAGTTCCCGTTCCGTCATTTTCGCAGTATCCCCCTCAACATCGCTTTCACCGCACCATGCTCTGTTTCACTGATTGCCTTATTACCGTCAGATGCGCCGTCAGGCAGTTGGGCTGAAACTCTTTTCCCGGACGACGCAAACGGATCTTCACGGGCATCACGACGGGACAGCGCCTCCAGACTGTAGTTCTGCTGCTGAAGATACAGTGCATCACCGCCGGCAAGGGGCGGCAGGTTCTCACGTTTACGGGCCTCATTGGGCGTGAGAAGCGTATTTTTCACCGCATCCCCCAGCGTTTTCATGCGCCGTTCGCTGTCCATTCTCAGCAGCGTGGTGACGTCAAACTCCGTACTCTCGTTTTCCCCCGTTTCCAGCGCCTCATCCAGTAACAGTTCAATGGACTCAATCAGCGTCTGCAGGCACTGGGAATAATACTGCTGCTCCAGCGCCTCCACGTTGTCACTGGAAGGTGGCTGGCCAACGCCAATCTTGTAGGCCGGGACACGGAACACCGAACAGACAATTTCAGCGGTCATCTTCAGTTGTTCCACCGTCTGCGCATCCACCGGTGAAAACGTCGTGGGGTTGTATTTTGCCCCGTTGCTCAGAATGGCCGTTTTCCCCGCATTTTCGCCGGTATACCCGCTGTCCCAGTTGCTCTTCAGTTTTTTCGCATTTTCTTCCGTAATACTGCCGGGGATCTCAATCACCCCGGACGGCCTGCCGCCATTTCTGAAAAAAGACGTCGAATTTTCCTGAATATGATGCCCCTGCGTGGCCGCCAGCCCGGCAGCATACACCGGCGGCAGCCCCACAAGCGGATGAAAAAAACAGTTAAACCGGTCGTGGATCACTTCCCTGGCAGGCACCGTCACCGCCTCCGTGATCCCGCAGTTCCGGTCCGGTGTAATGCGATAGAACACCTCGCCGTCATCCGCCACCAGAGGTTCAACCCGGCTCCAGTCCAGAATACGCAGTTCTTTGATCTGCCCCCGGGAGTTACGGATTTTCAGCACCACCGTATTGCCGTGACGCAGTTTGGCGTTCAGCCACAGTTCAAAAAACTGGATACGATTCTGCTGTGCATTGGGACGACGACAGAGACGGGCAATATCCCCCTGCCGTTTTTCACGGCGGATCCCCTGTGTATCCGTCTGCATCAGGCGCAGCCGCATTTTGGCGATATCCTGGGATATCAGCGAAATGCAAGAAAACACCGCATGAAAGGAGAGGACACTTTCCGGATCGGCTTTCACACCCTGCTGCCAGGCGCCGGCAAAGGGCTCAACCACCGCCTGAAACAGGCTGGTCCAGCCCACCTCTTTTACATCACGTCCTGATTTCTGGTTTTTTCGGGTTCGTCGCAAAAAGTTCCACATTCGCTATGCTCCGCATCACGTTTCTTTTTCTGACCTGCCGGACGTCGCACCGTGATGTACTCCGCCTTTCCCAGGCGAACCAGCACCTCCGCACACGGCTGTGCGACATCACGGATATCCCCGGCCCGGCCATCATGCGTGCCCTGCAGATATCGGATCTTTGCCATAACCTGTTACGGGAGGCGCACGCCTCCCGTCCTCCTTATCAGACTCAGCCGCCGGACGCACTGCCGTAGTTCACTCCGGTGATCACCGCCACCGCCGCGGTACGGCGACGACGCCAGTTGATCCAGCGCTCCGCACGGATGGCCACACTGCCTGTCTGGAACATGGAAACCAGCTCCACCGGCGACGGTGTGGTGCTGTCGCCGCCCGGCTCAGACTGCATTTCCAGTGACGCTTCACGGGACATATCCACTGCCACACCGCCGTCATCCGCCAGATAAATATCCGGTGCATTCACCAGTACCAGCTGGTCACCCACGTACTGGGAGACAATCACCGGAAGCCCCTGAAAGGTCCCGCCCAGCAGGGTCATGTCCGGATATTCCTTCTGACCCAGCGCATTTTTACGCATGGACAGCGCCAGGGCATTCGTGCTGGACATCAGCCAGACAGCACCAGTGGGCTGCAGATTTGCCGTCACAAACTGGCCAAACGCGGCCTCGGCATCCGCATCCGGGTTACCGGTTGATGCCGTGCCCTTCACATCATGGGTGATGGACGCCGGGGAGACATCTGCCACTGCAGCTTTTTTCGGGTCCACAAAGTCTGTGTCCAGACGCGCCACCACCGCTTCTGCCAGCGCATTACGGACCAGTGCATCAGCTGCCGGACTGGAAAAGCGGATCAGCTCTTCCGTCAGTACCGCAATGGCCGACACCTTCGCATGACTGAAGGTGATGGACTCAAAATCAAACTTCGTCAGGGGTCTGGCCTTACCCTCCCCCACCCAGCCGGCAGCACCACCGGACACCTGGGCATGCTCGCGGATATTGAACGGCACCAGACGAAGTGCAGGGATCCCGCCCTGACCAAATCGCCCGATAATGGTCTGCGGACGCAGGTAATCAATAAAGTCCTGCGCATATTCCTGATATTCAGACAGGCTGCCTGCCCACTGTGGGTCCGTGGTGGTCCCTGCCCCCACCGCCGATTTCAGGACATGATGCAGACGGCTGTCATCCGGATACTGACGACGGGCCACTTCCAGGGCTTCAGAGCGGACACCTTTAGCCGCGGCCAGTGATT